CATGCGGGCGCTAGGCGGTGAGTATTGGGATCGCCGCAGAGCGAAGTACAAGTCAAAGGTTTTCGACAATCGCCTCAACAATTCTCGCATTACCGACCTTTCCCTCCTTACCCAAACCCGTCCTACGATAGACATCTCTACCAAAATTGACGCCTACAAAGGGGATGCAGACATCGTTTCTAAGGTCATCCGCTCAGAGTGGCTGACAAGAGACATGGATGCTGAATTCATCCGCGTCAACGACATCACCAAATTGAACGGGACAGGGTTCTGGAAGATTGGCGCGGCGTCTCCAGGGATGATGCAGGCTATTTCCTGTGGGCCGGATTCTGTATTCCCGATCCAGCCTGGATTCCATTTACAGAATTCCACAGCCATTCTCTACAAGACGTGGAAAGCCCTGTCATATTTCAGGAACAAGTTTCCTTACGGCTGCGCTGGAATTGAAAAAGAACTGTCCGACGTAGAACAGGGCGCGGGCGGAGCGGCGCAGTTCGCGCGGCCTAAAGAATATCCAGAGTACACTTGGGAGCGCTTATCGCCAGCAATGCGGCGCTCTGTTGGGATTCGCATAGGATCGGGGGATATTGGCACCAGCGTTTTCAAATCATTGGAAATGCAAGAGTACTACGTCGATGACCCGCAGGTGAACGAATCCAAGAATAAGGTCTTGATGCGGCACCCCTATCTGCCGCTTAACCTTTACAACTGGTGGTACTGGGTCAACCCCGGAGAGCGTCTGTATCCACGTAAACGGCTCCTGGTGTTCGCGGGCCGCAGGCTGATGTACGATGGGCCTGCCCCGTTCTGGCATGGGCTGTTCCCCTTCGCTACGCTGCGACTCAATCCAGTCCCGTGGTCCTTCTGGGGGCTGTCAAAGTATCGAGACCTGATACCTCTTAACGAGGGGATGAATGAGATCATCGCTGGCATCCTGGATATGGTGCGGCGGGCTCTCAATCCTACGGTTGTCACCAAGGCGGGTGCTGTGCCCCAGGCAACGTGGCGGGAGTTCTACCCCGACATGCCAGGGGCGAGGCTCTACATGCTGCCAAACAGCAACCCGCAGACGGACGTGAGGTACATAGCTCCCCCAGAGATCCCCGCGTGGGTGATGCAGGCCCACCAATACCTGTCGATGGAGTTTGACCGCCTTGCCGGGATTGTCGATCCAGGGGCACTTGGGAAGAAAAAGCAAGTTCCAGGCGGCGACACCATCGAACAGATGCGGGAAATGTTGAACACCCCAACTCAATTGGAATCCCGTTACGGGGAATTGTTCCTGCGTGATGTGGGCGTACAGGCTATGTCCAACGTTTTCCAATACTTCGAGTTGCCCATGCGGTTGCGACTCTTAGGGAAAGACGGGATCAGCCTGGAGGACTTCAACTACGAAGGGCCAAATCTCATTCCTGACCACGTAACCCGCGAAGATCACTGGAAGAACTTCTCGATGATGATTACGCCGGGATCGCTGTTAGGATCTAGCCGTGACCGTGAAAAACAGACCGCCATCAATATGGCCGCAAAGGGCCTACTGCCCCTGCAATATCTGTGGAGCGTTTTGGAACTCAACCCGAAACAGCTTATGGAAATGCTCAAGCAGGAACATGAGATGGGTATTGGGGCCAAAGCGCCTAAGCCGTCAGGGCAGTCCGCTCCCAAGATGACGGGTGGCCAGAAGACGGGGAACGTCTGAAGTGTGCGCCCATGGCTCAATTGGATAAAGCAACTGACTCTTAATCAGTAGATTGAAGGTTCGACTCCTTCTGGGCGCACCAGTCTAACCCCCTTAGCCGATTTATTAGTAACGGTTGGGACTCCAGCCAAAACTGAGAAAGGGGGATCTACATTATGGCACGTAAAAAGGGCCGCAAGGCGAAGCGCGGGCACAAGCGCGCGTAACTCAACGCCGATAGGGGGTAGTGGAGAACAGGCAGAACCGCTTGGACACTACCCTCTGCGCCTGCCATAAGAGAGAACCATATGGAAAAACAACTTATCGGAACAGAAGCCTCGCTTCAGAAGAACTTTCCGCTGAATGTCGAGCCCGATGGCAAGACGGGGACTCCTGAAGAGCAGTTGCTTGGCTCCCATGCCCCGATCTCTCGCACGCCCGTTCCGTTGCAGCAATTCAATAAGGGAGAAAAGGCCGGGACGTTCCAACTTTCCGGCTCAGAAGCTCCTTTGGACCACACGCCGACCAAAGGTTTTACGTCGTTCAAAACTCCGATGAGCGACCGTGCGGTGAAACAATCGAAGTAGGTTAGGCGTTTATGGCCACCACAGCCACCCCTCCTCTTTCCCCTGATGTGACCCAGCAGCAGGCTCCCCCACTCCAGCGATACGCCGAAGGTGCGGCTCAACAGAGTGCGGGGGCTGGCGGTGCGTCCGGTCCTCAGGCGTCCATGCAATTTGTTCTGCAAAAGATGCAGTCCATTTCAAAGGACATGATGGACGTGGCGAAGGTGTTGTCGATTGAGAAGCCCGCGCTGATGCCAATAGTGACAAGGGCGGCGGGCATGATGAAGATGATCGAGAAAGAAGCACAGCAGAGTTTACAAGGCCAGGGGAGCCCAATGTCCACTGGGTCGGAACCGGCGCAAACCGCGATGGCGATGCCGGAAGGCCCTGAAGCAATGGGCGCATAACCTTCTGGCTGGAAGGGACGCGCTATGGCTAAGAAAACGAGCAGTGCGTTTGACGCGCTGCTTGAAACGTTTGGGAACGATGAAGACAAAACCCTCTTCACCCAGTTGGCAGAAAAGAACCCCAAGGTCATGGAGTTCGGGCTTCGCCAGGACGACTACTCAAGAAAGCTTGACGAACACCGAACAGAGCTAGAGGAGCTTCAGGGCTGGCGCGATTGGCGCACCGCAAACTGGGACCCCGAAGCTAAGATGACCAAGGCGGAACGAGAAAAACAGACGCGGCTCGAAACTCTGGAAACAGAAAAGGCCGACCTGGAAAGCCGAATTGCACTGGGAGGGGATATGTCATTTGAAGACGTGGAACGCTTCGGCAACGAGTGGCTGAAGAAAACGGGGATCGACCCCACCAAGCTAGTCAAAACTGATGTTTTTGACGAGAAGGTTAAGGGATTTGAACAGTGGACTAAGAACCTGAACGCCTATACGGCGAAGGCTGCACTGGAGGTTCCTTACCTGAACTCTAAGCATCAACAGGAATTCGGGGAAATGTTCGATCCCGAAGAGTTCCTGAAGGCGGCGAACGAGGCCGGAACGGTCGATTTGAGGGGTTTCTACAACGACAAGTATGTAGCTTCCAAGCGGATCGACAAGATGAAGGCTGACTACGACGCGAAGCTGAAGGAAAAGGATGACGCTCTTGTCGCAGAGAAGAAAGCGGCAGACGAGCGGCTGGCGCGAGTGGCTGGGATGGGGCCGCAAGGCTCTGGAAGCCCAACCGACATGGAAGGCCCTACAATGGGTCCGCTCCAGAAGAAGTTGCTCGGGATGGAAAAGCGGGATGATTCAAGCGGGGCTCCCGAAGTCCCACTTGGCGACGGCGGAATCGCCGCCTACGCGGCGAGAGAATTCAACAAGAACGCGGCTGGCCGCTAAGCTCAAATAGTAGAGCGTAGTGCCATAGCCGCCGATTTGGACTAACGAAGGATTGTCTATGGCACTGCAATTAAGCGACCTCACTGCATTTACTGAGCAGTATATTGTGGAGAGGACGACTGATGTGATCTTCAAACAGTCGCCGCTCTTCACACGACTGCTCAATCGTCGGCGTATGCGCTTCTCCGGGGGCACATTCATCCAAAGGCCGATAATCTACAGCGAACTGAACGGCGACTGGTTCTCGAAGGGCGACACCTTCAACATCAGCTACGTCACCACGGACACGGCCTTCACGGTCAACATGAAGACCAGCTACGTCAATGTCACGCTGTTTGGAATAGATGACGTTTTGAACCGTGGCCCGCAGGCAGCGTTCTCCATCGTGGAGTCCAAGTTCGCAAACGCCTCGATGAAGATGGCGAAACTGATTGCGACTGGTCTGTACCAGGACGGTCAGAGTTCCGTATCGCCGCCTTTCACCGGAGCCCTGTCAGGCACCAAGTCGACGGACGGCTTGCTGGCTTGGGTTGACGACGGCAATTCCAGCGGCTCTTATTCGTCGGCCACCGACCAGACGAAGAGCTTCCTCTCCATTGGTGGTATCACCCGTACCGATCTGTTCGCGTCGGGCGCGTACAGCTTCACCAGCGGCATTACGCCTATCGCTGCGGTCGCTGGGGCCAACGCCTACACGATCCGTGGATACAGCGCGTACTCGCTGATCGACGTGAACACGGTCTACGGTGCTGCGTGGTTCGGCAACGACTACCCAGACCTGCTTGTTGGCACGCAGACGGCCTACAACAAGATATGGAACACCCTCCAGCCCCAACAGCGCTACAACGACGGTCAGAGCGACGTCGGCAAGGTGGGCTTCCAGGCGTTCCGGTTTAACGCCGCCGAAGTCGTCATCGACAAGTACATCCCCTCAGACGGCACCAACGGGCTGCTGCTCCTGCTCAACACGAACTACTTGGAACTGTACATCAGCGAGAACAAGAAGTTCCAGTTTGGGTTCACCGGCTTCAAGGAAGCACAAAACTCCATCGACATCGCCGGTCAGTTCCTCTTTGCTGGAAATCTGATTGTCCCGTCTCCTCGCTGCTGCGGGAAAATCGTAGGACCAGTGCTTCTCTAGGGATACAGGAAGGAAAAAGGAGAAATAATATGTTTAACGCTGTATCTTACGGAATCGAGTCTCAGACTCTTTCGACTGCTGCCTTTACTCTGGGCACTGGCCCAGGCCAAACGGCACCTCCGCGCTTTCTGCTCATCGTGCCCACGGCGACTACAACCATCACGCTGCCTGCTATCCCTCCTGGCTTGCCGACTCCGATTGGCACGCCGGGCACATCCCCCGGTATCGGCGACGGCTTCATGCTCACGATTCGCAACGGCTTGTCACCGACCGCTACCCAGTACGCTGTGTCTGTGGTTGCGGCTTCGGGCGACACGTTGACCGATCCCCTGCCTTTGGGCTACGGGGGAAATCAGGCAACCCTCTACGGCGCTCTGGTGAACAGGACTTGGTATAACCTCACGCCCAACACGGGCAATGGTGCGTATCGCGCCGTTGGCGCTCCTGTCACGGTTGCTGCCACGGATCGGTATCTCCAGATCGGCACAGCCGGGACAGTCACACTGCTGGCCCCTTCGGCCTACCCGGTCGGTATCGAGTTCGTTACGCTGCTTAACGATGCTGGCGTGACCTTCACCATCGCTCCCGCTTCCGGCAACATCAACGGCACCGCTACCGTCACCATTACGGCGACTGACGCTGGGGTGCTTTCGGACGGAACGAACTACCACTTAACCCATAAGTAAGGACTTAGGTTCTTATTCAACGGAGAACACATCATGGCCTTACAGCAAGCAAAAGTTTGGAACATCAACCAACAGGCGGTCTATTTCGTCACGGCGGGGGCAGCGGATCTGCCCTCGACCGCTGACTTCTTCAATGTCGGAGATTGGGTTGTCAACACGAACCCAACGATGGCGGCGGGCGATCCTCTTTTGTGGGCCGTCACCACCATTGCTAGCGGAGTCACCCCGACCTTCTCCGTATTGGCCCGGTCGTATCAGCTATACACGGCTGGAGCGGCTTACACAGCTTCCACGTCTGCTAAGGCTATCCTTGCTGGCGCTGTTACAATCACTCTTCCGGCAGCGACCACTTGGCCTGCTGGGCAAGAGGTTGCTATCAGAAGTCTCACGTCCTCCACGACGGTTACTCCGGTTTCTGGGAACGTCAACGGTGTGGCTTCCCTTACCCTGACTGCGGGCCAATATGCTCGTTTGATTGGGGATGGGACTGCATACTGGCAGATTGGTTAAGAA